GTCACTTAGCCATTACTCGGATCGGGTTTTGGTTCCATTGGTGCTGGAAAGACAACAACGGGTTAAGCTTAGAACTGCAGGCTTGGCTAGATTGTTTCCTTTTAGCAGTCCATATTACGGGAAAATCCCCATCGAATTTGCTATGGACGATGGGTTGGAAAATGTCGATATTTTGCCTTGTGTTGTTTCGGCCCTACGTACGTGGTGGTCAGACAGACCCAGGACAGAAGACAATTATTCCAGTTCCGTAATTAAATGTAGATCGCTGTTACTGGAAATCGATGCTCCAGAATGGCTTATTGAGTTGACGGCAGTTTATGCACCACAAATAGCGTTTTTGCGTGATGAGCATAGATTAACCGTTGACATTGTGCGAGGGAACAATTATTATACAAAAACCGGTTTGGTGTTCGGTGCAGTTGGTATTATATCATCTTTAGCTTTTATTCGTTATACTTCTAGAACGACTAAGGCAAAAATTGCTGTCTTACCACTTCGCCTAATCAAATTTCTAGCCGGTTATTAAACCGATTCAGGTGGTGGTCTTATCCTACTAGACCCTCCACAATTTCTAATCTTCCTAACCCCCCTCTCATAAAACTTGGGGCTCGAGTTGATTTTAGACCCCATCCTGAATCCAAAAAATTGTTCTCTAATCCTACCACTGAGCAGTATCAGACAATTGTTAACAATAAATATTATTATCCAATATATTTTAACTCTTGTCCGCAGAATGAACTGCAAGCCTTAAACCAACGTGTTTTGAAACAAACGCCGATTCCCAATGTTCTTCTTCAAACTCAATTCTTAGAATTCGTTTGGATGTTTCGTAAGGACTTATTTGGGAGTCGAAAAACGGTTGTTTCTGACACCATAGATGTGTATCTGAAGAATTCCAACGCGGCGCCAACCGTGAAAAATGCAATTCGTCGAACACATAAGCAACTCTCTGAGGATGGAATTACTGAAACTTCTAGCTTGAAACGTAGTAAGCTTCATAGTTTCACTTCAAGGAAATCATTTGTCAAAGTTGAAAATCTAAACTATGCTACTAGAGTTGGGATCAAGAAAAAGTCCCCGCGGCTAATTCAAGGTGCTAAACCTGAATTTGTGTCTCTAGTCGGTCCCTGGTTTTCATCTTTCCAACGATTAATTAAAAAACGTTGGAATAAAGATCATTTTATATATTTTACTAGTGGAGCCAAATCATTAGACATGGGTAATTACATTTCACAATCAGGCCAAATCATGGAAAATGATGTTAGTGCTTGGGACTCTTCAGTGTCTGTTGAGTGGTGTCAAATGGAAGTGCGCTTAGCTAAATGGTTTGGAGCCCCTAGAGCTGTCATAGACTTGATGACAGCTAATATAAATACTCATGGTTATACGACAAATGGTTATAAGTATAAAGTTCCCGGTACTAGAAAATCTGGGGATCCTTATACATCGTTGTTCAATTCAGTACTCAATGGATGTATGCATGTCTTTGTTTACTGTTTGAACACAGGTAAAACGGTTAAAGAAATAAAATCTAGTTATAAAATGTTGGTACAAGGTGATGATAGTGCGATTAGACATTCTGGTCCACGCATCAATTTTGCTACTGATATTCTAGCTCTTGGTTTCGAGGGGAAATGTATCTATCACAACAACTTGCAGGACCTAGAGTTCTGTTCAAGCTTTTTATTGCCTTGTGATAAAGGTTATGTTTTTGTTCCCAAGCCAGGAAAACTTTTATGTAAATTTGGTTATTTTATAAATCCACCTTTAACTGTTAATCCAAAATCTTTGATTCGCGGTGTTTGTTTGGGGTTGAAACACTTGCGATTTTTGAGTATCTATCGGCGTTTTCTCGACACGGTAGAACAATGGTGCGGTAATGTATCAGTTTTTGAACCACCCAATTTAGAACATAAGTATGTTTTTT